AAAGTCTATGGTTGTATCACCTTGGGTTGTTTTCCACTGTGTACCAGTAGGTAAGAATAATCCCCAGACACCACCTCTTTCACCTTCGGTTATAAATCGTTTGATTGCAGTATTGTCTGGTCTAATAGTATCAATAACTAATGTGTTTCCAGATATAGATACTACTCTACCTGTAATTGTTCCTACATCTCCATTACCAGTTTTAAATAAATTCTGTGATACTGTTTCACCAACTGTAAATGCTGTTGAACCAGCTGGAGACATTCCACTATTGTTTAGTGTTATTGATAATCTGTCGTCTGTAAGGAATCTCTCTGTTGTTACTACTCCTTCCCCATCTTCTAAAATTACATTCTCTTCACTTCCATAGAATACATCTGCATCACCTGTTGCAGTTGTTCCATCTTCCAGAACAATCTTTTGTGGGTCAATCTTAGAACCAATGTATAATGTTGGAACGAATGACCTTGTAATTCTATCTCCATCAAACCCTTCTGTCTTAGAACCACTTCTATATGTTTCTGCACTACCATCAAGGTTGTTTGTAATTGCAACTTCACCAAAGAAAATTGTTCCTGCTGGATTAAGTAATTGTTGAACTACTGAACGATATTTGTTAATGCTTTGTCCAACCTTAATTACATATGAGAAATCTTGATAATACAAACTATCTTGTATTCTCATAGCGTCATCTGATATATGACCATCTTGATTGACAAATGTTCCAGATGTATCTGCTATAGCAGTTACAGTTGATGTAGCTGTAATTTGGTCTACTTTTGCAATTGTAGCAGTAGCGCCGTTAGCCAAAGTAATTGTTCTACCTGCTTGAAAAGTACCACTAGCTGATTTAAATTTTAATATTTGTAATGTTGAATCAAATGATGTTGATGTAGCAGTTATAGTAGAACTTGAACTATCTAAAGAAGTCATGCCTTGGTCTGCAACAAAAGTACCTGAAATATCTTTTAATACCATTGCACCAATAACATCTAAAGTTGGTGGTGCTGGAGATTGATGATACTCTGCACCAGGCTCAACAACTTTTAAACCTAAAACTTTTCCTATATCATTACCAAATGCTAAAACTTTCGCACCGCTACCTGTTTCTGAAGGACTATTTACCGTTATAACAGGAGGGGAAGTATAGTTTGAACCAGAGTTTATAATTCTAATATCTGTTATATCACCATTGCCTGTGCCACTCTCTTGTACAACTTTATTACCTGTGTAAGCGTCACCTCTAACAGTTTCATCTTCTAAAATAATATGGTCTTCGGTTGTAGAAGTTGAATCTTCAGGTATTAATCCTCCGTTTACAACTGACACCTCAGCAGAAGCTCCGCCACCATTTGTGTTTGCATTATTAAAAGTTAATGTATCGCCTATAACATATCCTGTTCCTGCGTCATCAATAATAAATTCAGATAAACCACCGTTACCAATAGCATTAACTTGAATGATTGCACCATCGCCACCGCCAGTTATAATTACATTATCATTTTCAGCACTTAATATACCGTCATTTGTAATTGATAATGTTCCTGGAATACCTGAAGTTGTGGCTTTGATAAATGATGAAGCACTTGATGAGGCAGTACCTCTTATTTCTTCACCAGTTTGAAAGGCGCCTGTTATTGTATCGCCGGCTATTGTAAACTCTGTAATCTCATTTGCACCTATTTGAAATTTCGAAACTGCTTCTACAAATGCCGTAGCACCTGAAGTTTGACCAGTTATTGTTCTACCAATTAAATCGGATGTGTCACCTGTTGTCCCAATGGTTCTTAATATTTTATTTGTTGTCCATTTACCATCTGATATACGCAACATATTTTCTCTAGGATAAATTGTTTCTGATGGTAGACCAAACAATAATCTAAAAAATATTTCGTGACCTCTACTTGTACCTTTTGCTCTGTAAACTGATTTAATATTTTTAATTAATTTTCTTTTATTAACATTATCATCTAGTCTTTCTGGTATAGTATTTAAAAACTCATTTCTAAATTTTGTTAAAAAGTTTGAAATTACTTTATCAGGATCCCTAAAGTTTAATAACTCTTGAATAGTATTAACAGGATTAGGTTGATAGTTTCCTAATATAGCTTCAGCAGCTGAACTAGCACCTACAAGTGTTTCGCCCTCTATAAATTTATCTTGTGCCGATATGTAAAGACAATCATTTTCTAAATCTTCTTTTAATACAGTTGATGTAGCTTTTGAAGTTTGACCTGTGATAGTTTCGCCTCTTGTAAATTTACCATAAGTAGAACTCTCTAACATAACTTTATCGCCAGAGTCTAATTGTGTTCTATCTGTATCTATTCTTGAAGCGTCTAAAAGAAGTTTACTTGTATCTGTATTGATTTCAGATTCTAATTGTAAACCATCGGAAGTTGCCACACTTGTTACAGTAATCTTAGCAGATTCCATAAAAGTGAAATAAGATTTAATAAACTCTAAAAATTTTGGGTGGTCTTCAAGTACAAAATCTGGTACTTGGCTGTTTAAGAGATTGGAAATTTTGTCAGTAAATTTTGCCATTTACCAAATCCTTAATAACTACTTGATGTCGTATATCCTACACCTGCGTCAGCAGAGCCGCCAACGAATGAATCAGATTCTACTGTTATTGATGAGTTTGCTGTATCAATATTTAAAATTTGGTCTCTTACGGGAATAATATCATTAGAACTCGGTTTTACAGTTAATTCAATTACCGTTGAAGCTGCACCTCTTATATTTTCTACTACTGATACATTTAAAGAATTGATTGTAACTTGACCTGTTGTATAATCAATTGTGCCTTGTGTGTTATTTGCATATGTTCTAGTTGAACCAGATAAACTATATCGTCTAACATTACCTTGGCCATCATCATCTAAAAAGAATATTGTACTAGTGTCACCATCTATTTTAAAACCAGTTGATTCTAAAATACCACCAGCTGAAGCATTATGACCTGAATGTGGATTATATAATGCGTTTCTAAAGTAAACATCATATCTAGTTGATGATAATAATGTTGGTGTAAATTCTTTTCTAATTTTTAATGTTGTTATATTTGAAACAATACTTGTATCTGTATTGTCAATCAAACCTAAAATTTTTGAATATCTAAAAACACCATCAAATTGATTTAGTGTATTAGTGTTATAATTTGTTAAAGTTGTAATTACATTTGATTTTAATGTATCACTAGTTTTTGTAGTAGCAGCTTCATTATATTTTATATTAGATGTTAATAAAATAGAAGTTGTTTCCGGGTCAACTATTTCTGGTCTTACTGATACCACATTAAATTGTTTTAATTGTGTTTTAATACTTTCTTTTGTTGAGTTTGATAATGATGAACCTTCGATTGGTTTTATTGCAATCTTAACAACACCGTATTGTGGTGTTTCATCATCTTCACCACCCCATGCACTAACTGATTGAGCATTTGCATAAACTGATTTTACAATTGTTTCATAGTCTTTAGAAGTAACTGCTCTGTCTTGAGCTGTGTATTGTAATGGTGCATTATATCTTATTGATTCTTTTGTTTGTGGTTCTGAACCATTAGCTGCGTTAGATGTAGTTGTTATTGTTACATCTGAAAAACCATCAATATCGCCTGATAAAGTAAATACACTAGCACCATTAGCCTCTGTTTTGTTTGTAACAATGTATTCTAAAATTATAATGTTACCATCAACTGGTTTTTTACCTAGAACACCATCGCCAAAATAAACTTCATATCTTTCATCAACACCTTCTTGTAAAAAATATGATTTAGATATGTCTGTTAATCCTGAATAACTATTTGCTAAACTATAAACTTCAGTTGTTGTATCACTTGCTGAAGTTTGTATTGAAACTTTTAAAGTTGATGTATCTGCATTACTACTTGGTATAATAAATTTTTGGTCAACATCATTACTATCAACAGTATATTTAAATGTAACTAATGTGCCTTCAAAAATATTAACATTATCAAATTGAAAAACACCAGCAGTTGGTTGAATAGCATATGATTGATTTGTTACTAATTGATAAGTAGCACCATTTACTGAAGTTGTAAATACAGTACCTTTGTCCATAGTTAGTGATGTTGTTGTACTAGGAACACTATTTACTTTTACACTTAAAGTTGCGTTAGAAGCTCTTGCTGATGTAGGAGTATATCCTAACATCTTCGCTAATGATACTACATTTTTTCTTATGTCTGCTGAGTCTAGGTACATTTCATTTGCTAACATATTAGCATTGAAACCTAGATAGTGTGTATTATAAGCTAATGTATCTAAAAGAACGGCAAAACCAGAACCTTCAAAATCATAGTCTTGAAATTCTGATTGACCTTGTAAAAAAGTTTTTAAATTTGTTTTGACATTATCAAAGTCAAAATCTGATACAGTTAGTTTATTTGAAGCCATTTAATTACCTAATTCTTTGTAGTGTTGTTGTTACAGATACGGGGTTTGGTAAATTTAACACATAAAAACTTACAACCACATCTATAGCATTTTTGTCCATTTGTTCATTAACTTGAATAGAAGTTATATTAGCTCTTGGCTCGTAGTTTCTTAAAACTTCTTCTATCTTTCTTCTCATAAAAATACCGGTCATTGGTGTATAGTTTTCAAATAATAAATCTCTTACACCACAACCTAATTCAGGATGAAAAGGTCTCTCATAAAATTGTGTGTTGACTAAATTTCTAACACTTCTTTTTACAGCGTCAACATCTTCGATTTTTACAACATCATTTGTAATAGGATGTCGTGTAAAATCTAGGTCAAGGTCTACATAAGTCCTAACCGTTTTTTTACTTTTATTCGTATTTGAAGCGTCATAGTTTGCCATATCGGTAATATTTATACGAGTTTTATTAATTAACCTGAGAAAACATTTGGAGAACCTGCAGCTACGCTGGTGCAACCAGATATACCGTCACCAACTCGACCAATACCTTTACCGTTTACTCTAACAGTTGATGAACCTGAAGCTATTGGAGCTGCATGACTAGGGCATGGCACTCCTGGTAATAAGTGACCTGTGTTATTATCGCCTTGTCTTGAAATAGCAATACTGTTTGCTCTCACATTAGGCGAACCTACTGCTCTTGTCATTCCTGAGCAATGTGTTACATCTGCGTCACCTACTCTAGTTACCGCTGGCACGATTTAATAACTCCTGTAAATAAGATTGATATTTTTCAATCTCTGTATGTTGTTCGTTTGTATGAGGTGGCTCTGGATAATCTGGTTCAAAAGATATTACATGACTAAATGATGATGGTATATCATCAAAGTTTGTAAACTTCAATATTCTGTTATCTTTACGAATAGAGAATTTACCTGTTAACATCTATCTTGCCATTTTCGCTTTTAGAGCTTCTCGTCTTCTTTCTTGAATTAATGCTTGTTTAATTTTTCTACCAATTGGTATTAAGATACCATGACTCATTTCTTTGCCTTTTTTACTGATATACTCAACACTAATCATTCTATCTTTATAATCAGATTGAACTGACATAATTGCTTTCTTTAAACTTAGCGCTTCTTTCTCTTTTTCTTCGCCTGCTTCGTTCCAAAATAGGAACTTTCTCATTTTAGCCATAATTAACTTTCTATGTTATACTTTTCTTCGTCTTCATACGAATCATGTCTGCAATAAGCACAACAATGTATTTGAACATTATTTCCGTCGCCATCCGTGTGATTTTGTACACAAATTGTGCCACAATGGCAATCATGTCCGCAATTTTGACAATTTTTCATTATAATACTATTTATATTAAAAATTACAACGCATTTTTGCACTTCGCCACTCTGACTCTGATAAATTTTCAACATTTTCTACTGCTGATTCGCCGATTCGCTCTAAATCTGGCTTAATTTCGCAATTTTTAACGCTTTTTGAGCATCCGGTCGCTAAAAAGAACAAAACTAGAACAAAAAAAGTTAAAAAGCGTTGATTTA